CCGGCAGTCCAGGAGCGTACCTACAGTGCATCAGAGGTAGGGGAGATGCTGGGCATCAGCGCAAACCGGATAGGCCGCATTGCTAACCGGCACGGGCTGAAAACCAAGGAGTATGGCTTAGAAGTGTGGGACAAGTCCAAGAGCAGCGCAAAGCAGATACCAGTATGGAGATACAATGAACAGGGGATAGAGAGGTTGAGGAACCTGTTGGGAGAGGAAGAATGGGAGAAAGGTGGTAGGGAGAATGGATAACCGGAAATTTGAAGAAGTAGTGAGAGGGATAGTGAGCGCAGAGAAAGACGTGGACAAGGTATTGGCTGCAGCGAAGCTCACGAGGAAAGAGCGAGAGCGGATGGACACAACAGACATCATGGCACTGATGACAATGGGGCTGATGATACTGATGGGGTTGCTGTTCCTAGTGGGCCTGTTCTGGTTGATGATGAGATAAAGGATTCCCGCCCTTCTGAAAGAGAGGGGCGGGATTTTTTTAGAAAAATATTTGGCGAAATGCACAACGAAAAACAGATTCTAAATTGCATAGTCTGAAACAGAATTATAGAACTCGCAACAGAATTTGAGATTCAGTAATTTTCAAAGAAAAGCGCAATATTTGTCCGGTATTTTGCCAATTTACAGAATGGGAAAACTCTGATATGCTGGATGCAGAAGGGTTTTTGAGATACCGAAAACGGAGAAACTTATGTTGGCCAAAGTTGAGAAGGAAGGATGGATTAGGTGTATGAATGATGTTATGATTTTTAAGAATCCGGAGTTCGGAGAGATTCGCACAACACAGATTAACGGAGAGCCGTGGTTTGTGGCGGCAGATGTGTGCCGGGCATTAGAACACAGCAATGTTTCTGTAGCACTTGCGCGAGTAGATGAAGACGAAAAGGCTAAATTCAGTTTAGGGTTGTCTGGAGGAGACACCAACTGCGTTAATGAACCTGGCCTTTATTCTCTGGTGCTGGGAAGCCGGAAACCAGAAGCGAAAGCATTTAAACGATGGATTACCCATGAGGTGATTCCTTCTATCCGAAAGCACGGGGCCTACATGACGTCCGAAACCTTGGAAGCAGCCATTCTCAATCCGGACACTATGATTAGGCTATGTACTGCTCTTAAAGATGAACAGGATAAACGCAAGGCTTTAGAGATTGCCAATTCTGCTCTCACAGTAGATAACCAGGTCATGAGACCCAAGGCTGACTACTTCGACCAGCTAGTGGATAGGAACCTATTGACAAATATCCGGGAGACAGCAAAGGAGCTGGGGATACGGGAAAAGGAGTTTGTGGGATTCCTACTGGAGAAGAAATACCTCTATCGGGATAAGAGGGGAAAGCTGCTGCCTCATTCGGAGAAGAATGACGGCCTGTTTGAGGTAAAGGAGTGCTTTAACGAAAAGACACAATGGAGTGGGACGCAAACCCTGGTGACACCCAAGGGCAGAGAGACATTCCGGCTTCTCTGCATAGGGGCTGCATAGATTTTATACAATATACAGTGATTTTCTATTGAAAGTCACTGTATATTGTGCTATAATAGAAATATAAAATTATATCATGTAAACCAAAGTGCCAAGTGCTTTGTTGCCAAGTGCCTTTCAGTGGGGAGGTGCTTGGCAATCAATATTTCTGCGTTAGCGACAAAGGCGTTTCAGCGAAACCTGTCCGATGTTTCGGCGTTGCAGGATGCGTTTGAAATTATACGGGCGCTGGAGAAAGAAGATTTCTCAAAAGCGCATGAGTACAACAAAAAAATTCGGTCACTGTCTGCAAAATATGCCCGAGAGCAGAAAAGCATAAAGATGCTGGAGCTAAATAAGCGCACACTGCTCTTTGATGCACCGTACGATTTTGACTCGTATTTACGATATATCGAATGGAATAGGGAGCCAAGCAAACGCTTTTATCTTCCGAGAAGGAAGCAGCTCAAGCCGGTTGTGCAGGCTATACAGGAATTGACGGATGACAAGTTGGATCTGCTGGCTATTAGTCTTCCGCCTGGTGTCGGAAAATCTACCCTGGCAATCTTTTATCTAACCCAGTTGGCCGGACAGACACCGGAGCGAACGTGTTTAGGAATGAGCCATAATGCGTCATTTCTTCATGGGGTGTATGAGGAATGTGTACGGATCATCCAATCTGAAGGGGAATATCCCTGGAAGGATGTTTTTCCTGCCGTCACCTCCATGCGGACAAACGCGAAGGAAATGAGGATTGATCTAGGGGAGCCCAAACGGTTTGAAACTCTGGAGTTTTCTTCAATTGGTTCGGGAAACGCCGGTAAGGTGCGAGCTACCCGGCTTTTATATTGTGATGACTTGGTGAGCGGTATTGAAGAAGCCATGTCGCGAGACCGGATGGATAAGCTCTGGGAACTCTATACTTCCGATGCGCGGCAGAGAAAGCAGGGAAGCCCAGCGCCAAAAGAACTCCATATTGCCACCCGGTGGAGTGTACATGACGTGATTGGCAGACTGGAAAGAAGCTATTCCAAAGACCCAAGAGCGAAATTTATTGTCTGTCCGGCAATGGATGAAAATGACGAAAGCAATTTCGACTATCAATTTGGGGTAGGGTTTGATACAAAGACATACCGGGAACAGCGGGAAATCATGGATGATGTAAGCTGGCGGGCCTTGTTTATGAATCAGCCCATTGAGAGAGAAGGGCAGCTGTATCCGGAAGAGAAGCTGAGAAGATATTTTGAACTTCCTGATCGTACTCCAGATGCGGTTATTTCTGTGTGCGACACCAAGGACAAGGGAAAAGATTACTGCTTTATGCCCATCGTGTACCAGTATGGAAACGATTTCTATTTGGAAGACTGTGTATGTGATAATGGAACCCCTGAGGTTGTAGAAGCACAGCTTGTGTCTAAGCTGCTACAACACAAGGTTCAGTTAAGCCAATTTGAAAGCAATTCGGCAGGGGGTAGAATTGCACAGAAGGTACAAGAGGAAGTGAAGAAAAAAGGCGGCATTACGAAAATTATCACGATGTACACCACAGCGCATAAGGAAACAAAAATTATTGTCAATGCTCCCTTTGTTCAGCAGCGAATTTTATTTAAAGATAATTCTATCATTAAGTATGATAAAGTATACAGAAGAATGCTGACCTTTCTGACAGGATATACGATGGCTGGGAAAAACGCATTTGATGATGTGCCAGACGGTATGGCGCAATTATCGGAATATATTCAGTCATTTGCAGCTAATGAAGTGAAAATTTTTCAGAGACCCTACTAGGGTATTTCAGAAATCGCAATATATAGAAAATTACTTGACAATTAAACAATATGTAGTATAATAAAGATAGGTAGGAAGACCCTACTATGTCATTTGCTCACCCTCATTTCCTATTTGGGGAGCTAGGCAACTGGCTCCCTTTTACTTCTCCATGTGGTCTAACAGGACAAGGCGCTGCCATCTGGTAGAGATGTTGGTTCGAGGCCAACCGTGGTGATAAGAATGCCGTCCCAAAGTACACGGGACTGACGGCCTGGAAAGACAGGCGTGCACGGGATTTTAACTCAGATGGTTAGAGAGACCAGCTCATAACTGGTGAGTCCCAGGTTCGAGTCCTGGAAATCCCACCACTTCCGGCCAAGTTCTTTTGTGTCCCAGAGAGGAATGACCTTTCGCACAAGAGGGAGCTAACTTGGCCGGGTTCACATTCCACACCCTGATCCCTCCCATTCAAAGCAGCTGCTCAAATAAGACTCCGTTTGAACAGCCAAATGATAGGAATGCCTATGGCTTTGAATGGGAGCTCCATTTTTAACTTGCAGAAGGTGTTCAGATGAAATATGACATTTTCTGTCCTGTGTGCGCTGCGGCCAATATCAAAAGGAAATTGATGGAGGTTGACAGCAAGGCGCATGGGACAATTTATCCTTATTGCAAAGGATGCAAGAAGAACATCAAAATTGAGTTAAAAGGCGAAAAGGGAACGAGAATCCAGGCCTAAAATGAACAAGGCTTATAGCGATTTATAAGTGCCGAGTGCCAGGCCTTCCAACGCCAATAATAGTGCCAAGTGCCGATGGAAACCCTGTTTAGGGTGTTCTGTCGGCATTTTTCTTTTTGGGAGGTTGAACAGTGACAGAGCGTGATTCGGTACTGAGCACTCTTTCTGGAGAGGAATTGCATGGAAGAAGGAAGATTCTCACTGACAAAAAACAAATAACTGATAACAATGTTGTTGATGTCGTAAATAAGTCTCTAACTGTGCACCGCCAAAACAGTACAGAAATTAAGTACTTGTATGATTGTTATAGAGGGATTCAGGATATTCGCAACAAGACCAAAATGGTACGACCTGAAATCAACAATAAGGTTGCCGTGAATATACCAAATGAAATTGTAACTTTCAAAACCGCATATTTTATGAGCGGACCTTTGCAGTATGTCTCTACAGGTGGGGATGACAAAGTCTCCGAACAAATTCGTCAGCTCAATGAATATATGCAGGCGGAAGACAAGGATAGCAAGGATAAAGAGATATGTGACTGGATGCACATTTGCGGAGTTGCGCCCCGGATGGTGCTGCCGGATTCAGAAGCTGGGGAGGAAGAGGGGAGCCCTGTTTGTATTTACACTTTGAATCCGCAGGATGCCTTTGTGATTTACTATAGCGGAATTGGGCAGAAGCCCTTAGCCGGAGTGATCATTCAGAGGGATGAATCTGGGCAGGAAGAATACTGCGTCTATACAAAAGACATGTGCTATCTGATACAAAATGACCAGATTAAAAAACGCCATCCTCACATTATGGGATATGTAAATATTTTTGAGTACCTAAATAATGAAGCCCGAATGGGGGCTTTTGAGATTGTGCTACCACTTCTCAATGCAATCAACACCCTAGAATCCAACCGCGTAGACAGCATTGAAGATTTTGTCAATTCCTTTGATGTGTTCCAAAATTGCGATATTGAAGATGACAAATATAAACAGTTGACAAGTGGTGGACAGGTAATCCGGATTAAGAGCACTATGCCTGGGTTAGAGGCAAAAGTCTATCGGATAACTTCTGAACTGAGCCAGATGGGAGTACAAACTGCCATTGATGATCTCACCGACCGATACATTACAATTTGCGGAATGCCAAATCGGAATGGGGGCTCTAGTACTTCTGATACTGGCCAGGGTGTCATATATCGCGATGGATGGGCAGAAGCGGATTCCAGGGCTAATGATACCGAAAAGATGTTTAATCGCGCGGAACGGGAATTTTTGCGGTTAGTGCTGAAGATTTTGGCAACTACAACGGATTTGAATTTGAAATTATCGGACATCAAAATAGAACATGCTAGAAATAATTTAAATAATATGCAATCCCGGATGCAGATTCTCTGTGAAGGCCTCAATAATGAAAAGATACATCCGAAAATCCCGTGGATTGTAGCTGGGATGCCGAATTCAGAAGAGTGGTATCGCATTTCGATGCAGTATTACGAAGAGCAGCAGGCAGAATTGGAAAAGCAGCTGGAACGAGAAGCTCCGCAAGAAAACAACTCAAGTGAAAACGAAGAAGGGGATATGGTGAGAGAGAATGGATAATCCATATCAAATCTCAGACCAGGCCACTAAATTGTTAAACCGCAAAGCAATTCTTCGATTTCAGCGTGCAAAACGTGACTGCCACCTAATGGATATTGACGAATTGAATGTGATTAAGACAATCAATCAACTCTATAAGAACTTAGCAGCTGACAATCAGAAAGCATTTCTTGATTTAGCCGTCATGGCTTATCAAGATGCTGAACCCCACGGGAGGAAAAAACCGGATAAGAGCTGGCTGCTGGCCTTGTTGGATAGCTATGATCCCGTATCATTATATGTCTATTCTCATGAGGTGGAGAGAAAGCGAGACTACACTATAGAAGGGGTCATTTCAGCCCAAAACAAAACAAAAGAATTCCGCCGGTCATTGGTTTACTGGAGCCGTATGACTGCTCATGAGACAGATCGAATCACGGATCAATCTACATTGAAAGCGTACCGGGATGCGGGGGTAAAGAAAGTCCGTTGGAGAACAGAAGAGGATAGTAGAGTCTGCGAGGTTTGTGAACCTAGAGACAAAAAAGTTTATTCTATTGATAAAGTGCCCCCGAAACCTCACTTGAATTGCCGATGCTGGCTGGAGGCTGTTTTATGAAAAGGCAAGAGGTGAGTATCTGATGAATAACCCATTTTCGTATGGTCATTGGAAGTTGGCGGTTGACGGAGATGGACTGGTCTGTTCCAGATGCGGACATGATTTTTGCACACTTATATATCATACAGAAGAATTTCGATATTGTCCCTATTGCGGGAAAAAGATGAGGTCATATATCGAAAAAACTTCTGCCGGGCTTCCAAAGAGCAGAAATAAGTAGATACAGCACAATGTAGAGAAGCATCTAAGACAACCCTGAAAGGAGAAGTAAAAATGAAAATTTCTACTGAAGGTATTGAAGGATATGCGGAAATGACCGCAGAGCAGAAGTTGGCCGCGGTTCTTGCTATGGATGTACCTGATCCCGTAGACATGAGTCAGTACATTGAGAAGAAGGCTTTTGACGCAAAGGCTAATGAGGTCGCAGAGCTCTCCAAGAAGCTAAAAGGTAAGATGACTGAGGATGAGGTTGCTGCCGCCGAACGTGCAGCAGAACTGAACGGACTGAAGGAGCAGATGGCGGCACTCCAGGCTGATAATCAGAAACTTCAGCGAGAACGTACAGAATCCATGTATAAAGCTCAATATTTAGCGATGCCGGGCTATGATGAGAAACTGGCCGAAGAAACTGCAAAAGCAATGGCCTCTGGAGATATGGATAAGGTATTTGCCAACCAGAAAAAGGCTAATGAGGCACATGAGAAATCCGTGAAAGCAGAGCTGATGAAACAGACCCACCATCCCGATGGTAATGGTCAAGGGGAAGGAGAATCCGATCCCATGATGGAGTTTGCGAAGAAAATCGGAAAAGAAAAAGCTGCATCCCTACAGGGCGCAGCAGAAGGATTAAAAAAATTTCAGATTTAGGAGGCACATGATGAAATTTAAGAGTACGAATATTGGAGGAACAGTAGAAATCCTGGCCTCTCCTGATTACCAGGCCATTCCTGTCAAAATTGCGGGGACAAGTGTTGTCAAAGCTGGGATGCCGATTAAGGAAGATGGAACTGCTGTAGCGGCAGGTACGAGCGCAATCGGAATCTTGCTTTATGATGTTGATCCCACGGAAAATCCCAATGCAGCAGTGGTTGTAATTGGAATTGTAGATTGGGCGAAGTGCAAGGAACATTCTGGGGCTACCGCCACAGCTGCGGCAATGAAAGCAATCCTCCCGGCTATTACATTTAGGGAAAACATTGGAACAAACGAAGACACGACAGATACTGAATAAGAAGGTGAAATAAAGAATGGAATTAAACAAACTTTTTACCCCTGCTGCGGTCGCAGCAAACTGGACAGAGGTGGCTTCAAACTATATTAGTTACATAGGGCCTTCGCTGTTCCCCACCAAACAAAAAGCGGGGCTCGATTTGTCCTGGATTAAGGGCTCTAAAGGACTTCCTATTTCTTTGATGCCTTCTGCATTTGATGCAAAAGCAACTTTCCGTGATCGTATTGGCGTTTCTAAGGTAGAAACGGAGATGCCGTTTTTCCGCGAAGGTTATAAAATCAAAGAAAAAGATCGGCAGGAACTTTTGAGAGTACAGGAATCCAATGATCCTTATGCCCAGGCAGTAATGGGGCGTGTTTTCGACGATACAAACGACCTCATTGCTGGCGCTATTGTGGTGGCGGAAAGGATGATATTCCAGCTACTGTTTCCCGAGAATGGAGATGTTGGCATTTCCATTAAGGCGAATGGAATGGATTACACCTATAACTACGATACAGATGGTTCTTGGAAAACCTCAAACTATATCGCCTTAACTTCCACTGACTTGTGGACAGCACCCACCACAGCAGACCCGTTTAAGACGTTCAAAGCCGCAAAAGATGCCGTGAGAACGAAAAGCGGTACAGAGCTTACAACGGCAATCATGAGCACTAATACCTTTAATCTTATGGCAAAGACAGATGCTGTAAAAAATCGTTATCTCACAACTTCCGGATTATCCATGGGATATTTAACTGATACAGAGGTTGCGGCGGTGGTATCTGGAACTTCCAGATTGAACATTGTCGTCTATGATAAGCAATACAGAGACGAAAGTAAAGTGGCTCATCCCTTTGTACCTGATAACTATGTCTGCTTAGTACCGGATGGCACATTGGGCAACACTTGGAGAGGGACAACGCCCGAAGAGGCTGATCTTATGGGTTCTGGAAAAGCAGAAGTATCTATTGTCGAGAATGGCATTGCCATTTCCCGGTATGTAGAAGAGCACCCCGTGAATATTAACATTATCGCGAGTGAAATTGTTCTCCCTTCTTTTGAAAGAATGGATGAAATTGCAGTGATCAAGGTGGCGTAAAATGCGTTTTGTTTCAAATTACACAGTTTCTTACCGTGGGCAATTTTATAGTGCCGGGCAACCCTTTGAAATTGATGAACGCGATGCGGAGGAAATGAAGGAACACGGCACCGTGGAAATCGTAGAAAAAATAAGCGAGGCAGAGGCTATTCAAGAGGAAGGCCAGGAAGAACAGCCGCAGCGCAGGCCAGGAAGGCCCCGTAAACAAGACTAAAAGGAGAGTGCAGGGATTGGATAATCTGGAAAGGCTTAAAAGGAGAACCGGAGAAGCCGATGATGCTCTTTTAGAAGATATGCTGGAGAGCGCCAAAAATATTATCCTTTCCCTGCGATACCCCTATGCAAACTGGCCTACTCAGATTGTGGAAGATGAGGAAGGGGAGCGGCACGAGGAAACCTATTTGGAGAGTAGGTACTCGGATTTGCAGGTAAGGATGGCAGAAGATATGTATAACCGGCTGGGGGGAAGTGGGCAGCTATCTCACTCTGAAAATGGTATCTCCCGTTCCTGGGGTTCTGAATGGGTGTCGGAACAGCTTTTACGGGAAATAGTCCCTATGTGCGGATAGGGGAGTAGGAGCTATGCGAAGTTTGAGAATCAACCAGCAGCCAGTGTTTTTTAAGCTCTATGAAGGACAGGAAGAAATTCTGACTCCCGACGGGCTATCCACTGGCTCTTATCTTCCCAAATACAGCGAGCTGAAATCTGCAATGCTGTGTGTGTCTCCGAATAAGGGGAGCAGCGAGGTAAATCAATTTGGTACGTTTGCGGATTATGATCGGACTATGACTACCTCTGATCCCAACTGCCTTATCGACGAAGATTCTATCCTCTGGGTGGATGGTGCAGACACGGACGGGCCATACAATGCCATAGTGAAGTTGAAAGCCCCTTGGAAGAACAGTGTGCAGTATGCGATTCAGCATGTCTCTGTTTCTACTTACGAAAAGGAACAGGAGCAGATAAAGCAAATCGAGGCACTGAAAAAGCAGATGGAGGAGGCCAGCAAGGTATATGCCCAAAATCAAGGTGGAGATGAGCCCCAAATCACTGCAGAGGACGATTGACTCTTTGAGACAGTACAAAGCCTCTGTCGAAAGAAAAACAGAGCTGTTGCGGAAACGGGTTGCCGAAGTGCTAAAGGAACTAGTGGAAACTGGATTCAATGGGAATATATATAATGATATTATCCATCAGGGGATGAGAGCGCCTAATGTTGATGTGATATTAAACAATGAGCGAGAGGGTGTTTCCGTAGTCATTGCAGATGGGGAAGAAGCTGTGTTTGCGGAGTTTGGGGCGGGTGTTTACTACAACGGGCCAGTTGGTTCCTTTCCACATCCGAACAGGCCTGCAGGGATTGTAGCTATTGGGACATACGGAAAAGGATATGGCTCGCGGCAAATCTGGGGCTACTACGACTCCGAAACGGGAGAGCTTAGGCTTACCCATGGCACACCGGCGTCAATGCCTATGTATCATGCTGTACAGGAGATAGCCAAGAGGTTGCCGGAGATTGCAAGAGAGGTTTTTAGAAAAGGAGAGGGGACAGATGATTGACTATGAGGATATTGTCTATGACACTGTGTCAGATGAGCTTAAAGCTGTTTTCCCTGGGATTGGGGTTTCCTCTGGGTACACAGACGCTCCCTCCAAATTCCCCTTTGTAACGGTGATGGAGACCAGCAATGAGGTCTATGAAAGGACAAGCACCAGTAGACAGATTGAAAACAATGCCCAGGTACTCTATGAGGTCAATGTGTTCAGTAATCTTGTAGGGTACACAAAGATTGAAGCCAAGCGAATTATGGCAGTAGTCGATGCAGAGTTCGCAAAAATGGGCTTTACCAGGATTATGTGCAGCCCAACACCCAATCTTGCTGATGCCAGAATCTACCGGATAACGGCTCGATATTCGGGGGTGGTGGACAGGGGCAGGACAGTATACACAAAATGAATTTTATATGATTAAAGAGGCCTTGCTTTCACAAGGTCTCCTTTTTATTGCAAAACACTTGTCATCCGTTAAAAAGAAAAACCCTTGAGGTCAGCACATCCCGAAAGATAGGAGGCCTTGCCCAAAGGTTAGATAAATGGCGAAATGAGTAACCCTCATTTCCTCTATATAGTATGCCCTAACGTTTCATTTGTCAATACAAAATTGCAAATTTAACAAAAAATATTAAGCTACATATTCTAAGCACTCTGTTTTTAGTGTAAAGAGAATCACCTTTGATAACGATTTTGTCGTTTCTTGTTGTACTCCTTATTCTTTTGTGTTATTATGAAGGTAATGTATGCTTAGGTTTATCAGGGGAACATAGAGGAAGTGTAAAAACATGGATAGTGCTGTTCAAATTTTTTCTCTCTTTTTAATAATTTTTTTTATTATTGTTTTTGCCATAATAAAAATTAAAAAAATATGGCTGGATAAAACGGAAAGAATAAAAAATGAAGAAAGTGAAAGCCTTCCTGAAGTTCACCAAACTGTCGAGGAAAATTCTGTAGCGCCTTTAGAAGAAGTTAAAGAAGTATGTCAACAGGATAGCCTAGACAAAAAGGAAGCAATAGACGAAGGCCAAGTAATAGAGGAAAAGGAAGTAATAGAGGAAAAGGAAGTAATAGAGGAAAAGGAAGTAATAGAGGAAAAGGAAGTAATAGATACTAATTCGGAAAGAGTTCATGAAGAAATTTCTGATGGAACAGCAGTAAGCGAAAAAGTTGTATACTTGAATTTTCCCAGAGTTCCTGTTGAAATACGAGAGATGGAAAATGCGAGGAGTATAATAGTATGTTTAATAAGAGAAATCAATTCTCTAATGCATAGATTGGACAATGTTAGAGAGCTAGTCCAGTTTTGGGATTATTGGAAGAATTTGCTCTTGGAGATTGAAAGAATACAAGAATTATTGCCCACTGCCAAGATAGAGGAAGGAACAAGACTGGATCGATTATTAAAAATTATGCTTTCATCAGTAGATAAGAAAGCAGCACTTTTACAACAATGTATATATAGGTCTTATGAAAAAGTCTGTAATTCAATACTTAACCACAAACGAAGTATTAACAAATATTTTATATATGATAAAAATTTTAATCCTGAGGGGGAGGTAGAAAATTGGAAACATCAAATCGGCACTTATGAAGATGAATACGATGAAGAAACATTATCGTATATACAAGAATTATATAAACTTTTAAAAATCGAAGTGCTGAGCTATAAAATAGTATGGATAGAAAAACTTATAGAGCAGCCAGGTGAAATGATAGACCTAGAAAAGATCACTTACTTATCGGACTTTTTTGCTTGCTGGAATGATTTTAAACAAGCTTTCCGCCAGGAGAAAAATTTGTTTATCCAAAATGATAGCGAATCGTCTGGCCCTTTTTCCAAAAATTCTCTATCAGAATATGAAGATATTATAAAATCCAAGAATAAATATCTGAATAAAATACTGGTCAAGTGCTATTCCTCATTACTTGAAAGCTTTTCTTATTCCTGTAGTTTTGATTCACAATTTGATCCAGTGAAAAGTGCTAAAAAGTGGCAGGAAGAAGTAGGGAAGTTTGAAACGGAATATAATGAAGAAAATTTGAAAACTATAGAAAAGTTTAATCAAAATCTTGAAGAGAAGCTGGAAGAGTATAGGAAAATGGAAGCAATTGATTCTATGGAGGGACATGCTTTTGAGCATTGGTGTGCAAGTCTTCTGGTTAAATCTGGATACGAAAGTGTAGAGGTTACAAAGGGAAGTGGAGATCAAGGAGTGGATATTCTCGCAATAAAAGACGATATTCGATATGCGATTCAATGCAAATGCTATTCGTCAGACCTAAGTAATAAGCCGGTACAAGAAGTACATGCAGGAAAGATGATGTATAATTGCCATGTGGGGGTTGTGATGACCAATAGCCATTTTACAAAAGGGGCTGCGGAATTAGCAGAAAAAACGGGTGTACTCTTATGGGATAGAGAGAAACTTCAAAATATGATGTTAGAGGTAGAAGAGTAAAATCATTTTAGGAAGTGTGAGTATGAGAGTGCAAGTGGTGTTAGGGGTGACAATTTTAATTATATTGTTAGTAGCGTTATCATGTTTTCTCTTAGTTATTGTTTTAAAAATTTTAGCTGTACCTGAAAATCAAAAAACTGTTAAAGAACAGAAGAAAGAGGACAGACAAGACAAAAAAGTGATAAGGATAAATAGTGAGGAGTTTTCTGAAAATATTGAAGAAGATGTAAAAAATGCAAGGCAAATGATATTGGGATATATACCTAAAATTCATACTGCAATATGGCGCATAGAAACTACAAGTGATATTTCTAGGTTCCTAAATTATTGGGATAAGTTGACTCGATATTATGAGGACATCAAAGAAGTATGCTCTATAGCTGATATAGAGCACGTTCCAGATTTGAAGAATGAAGTAGAGAAGATTTTTAATATTTTAAATCGCAGAAAGCAGTTAATACGAAATTGTATAATGAAATCTTTTAATCCCACCTATAAATTTGTCGAAAATTTTTACAATATATATCTCGAAAATATTAAAAGGGATTATGCGATATATCCAACGGCGCAACAACGTGTTAATTGGTGGAACGCTAAAGTACAGGAAAATAAAGATAAATACGACGAGGAAACACTGGAATTTGTCGAGAAATTAAGTCGGGACTTGGAAAGTAAACTGGAAGAAGCAGAACAAATGAAGTTAATGAGTCCGTTGCAAGGAAATCATTGGACTTATTCTATGAATGCAATGTACTCTATTGATTCAATGAGTGGGGTAGAGTTTGAAAATTGGTGCGCTAAGCTTTTGTTATCGGTGGGGTATACAGATGTTAGAATTACGCAGGGAAGTGGAGATCAGGGAGTAGACATTATCGCTAGTAAAGATAGCCTTACATATGCTATTCAATGTAAATGTTACTCATCAAACCTCGGCAACAAACCAGTTCAAGAAGTATGTGCGGGTAGAATATATTATTCTTGTGATGTTGCTGCTGTCATGACTAATAGATATTTTACGCACAGCGCACAAGAACTTGCAATAAAAACCGATGTTTTATTATGGGATAGAGATGTACTGCAAAGTATGCTGTTAGAATCAAGTGAATAGTATGTTAAAATTTCCCACTATATAGTGGGAAATTTTTTTGAGAAATTTTGTGAAAAGTCTTGACAATGTTCTAGATACAGATTATAATGTAGCTAGAATGGGAGGTGAGGATGTGGCTCCTGAAAGTAGGGCGGAGTATTTTCGGAAACGTCGAGAAACCATTGGGCAATTTAATGTATCTGTTACAAAAGAAAAATTGCTTGCACTAGAAAGTCATTTGCAAAAACAGAAAAAAACCAAAACCCAGTGGCTTAACGAAAAGATTGACGAAGAACTCGGTAAATAAAAAAGCGCCCACCCCTCCGACCAAGAAGTAGTGAGCGCTAGAACACCAACACATTACAGGAATGGTCGGCGCAAATATAATACCATGCGCCGCCTGTAATGTCAACAGGAGGAAAAGTATGGAAAAGATAAAATCGATGGAAAATTATGTAAACAAGACTAGGAATATGCCAGGACGATATGATTTAAAGGGTAGTGAGATACAAGAATTATTAGACCTCACTTTCCAGAAACCATACGATGCCATTGCTCTCTCTTTCAATTATGGCCGGGCCAAAGGATATAGGGCGGCCAAGCGGGAGGCGAGAGCATGAGCAATCTTGAAGTACGGAATGTTCCGTTTATGGATGCAGAGCTTCTAGCGGCGCAGGATAAGGATGGACAAGTGTGGGCCGGGGTTCGGTGGATATGCCAAGGAATTGGACTGAATGAGAATCAGGCCCGGCATGAACGGAAGCGTATTATAGAAGATAGAGTTCTTTCCAAAGGGGGGTCAAATTTGACCCTCCCTACAAGAGGCGGAAAACAAGAGGTCTTATGCTTGAAACTGGACTTTGTTCCCCTGTGGTTGGCAAAAATCAGCATTACCCCCACAATGGAACAAGATACCCCAGAACTAGCCGACAGGTTGGAGCAATACCAGCTTCGGGCAAAGGATGTGTTAGCATCAGCGTTTCTCACAAAAGTAAGTCAAGGTGATTTTTCTAAAAACATGCTCAATGAAGCGAAGCTGAACAACAGCAGGGCACGGAAAGCGACCATATGGCTGAAACTGGCCCAGTGCAATCCCGTACCCAGCTATCAACAAATCTGTGCTCACTATGCCAGTGCTGAACTAAATGGCGGACAAGCTGTGCTGCCTCTTCCGGCAGTCCAGGAGCGTACCTACAGTGCATCAGAGGTAGGGGAGATGCTGGGCATCAGCGCAAACCGGATAGGCCG